CGGGAAGGCACGCATCTTGTTTATACCGTGGGCAGGCATAGCCAGAACGGCCAGAACTGGGCGATTAATAGATTCTGCCGGGTCAAAGATGAAAAGCAATATATCGACGGCGATTACCTGATCTATGGCCGCACGTTTGAAATGGATAAGCAAACCGGCCCGATCACAAAAGTAAAACTCGGTGTGCCTGGGGCGGTAGCATGATTCGCGGCATTGTTACAGAAATCAACGAGGGCTTGATTAAACTCTTTTGCGCCTCCGGACGCACAGACGAAACGTTTGAAGATCGGGAGTATTTTCAGCACTACGGTTTCACCTCCCGGCCCAAAGAGGGCGCGGAAATTATCATTATCCGGGAGGGTAACCATATCATCGCCATTGCCTCTGATGATCGCCGGTACCGCATAGCGCTGGAAGACGGCGAAGTGGCGATCTACACCGACGAAGGCGACAAAATTCATCTGAAGCGGGACAGAACAATAGAAATCGTCAGCGGCAATAAGCTGATTGCCACAGTGGAAAACGAAGTGGATATAACGACCAAAGTGGCCAAAGTCACTGCCTCGGAAAGTTGTACGGTAGAAAGCCCGTCCATATTTTTGGGAACATCAGGGACAAAATACACACTGATAGATGAACGATTTATCACCATATACAACGCTCACGCGCATGGAGAAGACGGCACACCGACAGTTAAATTAACTACGGCAGCAGTGGCGACTATAGCCACAAAGGCAAATTAATATGGATTTTGCAATTACCATAGATAGTGCAGGACTCGGCCAGATGACCTTCGACAAGGCCACAACGATAATGAATAATATCTATTTATCGCTGGTCGTCGCTCGTGGATCATTTTTTGCCGACACATCGTTCGGCTCCCGCCTGCATCTGCTGCAGCGGGCAAAAAACACGGACACAACCATGCGCCTGGCAGTTGATTACTGCAAAGAAGCCCTGCAGTGGATGATCGATTCGGGCAAGGCGTCAAAAGTGGATGTCTACGCCCAGCGCGACCGGCAGCAGGATTTAAACCGCTTAAAATTGTTAATTGAAGTGACGCCATACTCCGGAGCTGAGCCGGTGGCGTTCACAACATTTATTGAGGTAATTTGATATGGATTTTCAAAAGGATTTTGACACATTATTCGCGGCCATTTTAACGGACTGGCAAAACCAGTATCCGGAGGCCGATCTATCCCAGGGCAGCTTGATCTACATGAAAAGCGCCTGCCTTGCTTCAGCCTTATGGGGCCTCTATAAATATCAGGATTATATCTGCAAACAGATATTTCCAGACACTGCAGACACCGCCATGTTGGAGCATCATGCGTGGATACGCAATGTCACGCGCCTCTCAGGTGAAACCGACGCCGCCCTGCTGACGCGGGTATTAGATTATATTCGCCGACCACCTCAAGGCGGAAATAAGTATGATTATATAAGATGGGCGAAGGAAGTTGATAATGTGGCCGCCGCATACTGTGTTCCAATTCCGACATTAGGGCAAGTCGACGTGATTATCCTTGCCAACTCAAATACTACAGGCTCTGAAATACCCAGCTCCTCGGCGCGGATCGGCATGGTAACTTCGGTCAGCTCCGGTAAACTTAATGATTCAGGAGCGACATTCACAACCTCACATGCCGTGGCCGCAGGTGATATCGTTGAAAATCCTCTGCGCCAGACGCGGACAACAGTTACCACCGTGAACAGCGCTACTCAGCTTACTCTTGCAGCCGATATTTTTAAATACGCGGGAGAGCCTTATATTGTTCATTGCCAAACCGGCACCAATACCACGGCGACGGCAAGCAAACTAATAGACAGCGCTGGCGCTTTTTCCGACGCCACCTATACCGTTAAGCCCGGCGATATCGCCGAAAATGTTACCGATAATACCGAAACCACTATTGTCACGGTGGACAGTGCGACACAGCTTACACTTGCCGATGACATTTTCACGGCCACCGGCAAAACGTATTTAATTCGCGGTCTGGTTGCTGAGGTCAAAAAATATATCGATCCGCTAAGGCCGGTCTCCGCTTCGAAGGTCACTATTGTCGCTCCGACTATCAGCACACAAGCCGTAACAATGACTATTACCGGCTCTAATCTGGACACCACGGCAATTTCAACGGCAATAGCGGCATATCTTAACAGCATGATCCCTGGACAGGTTTTCTATAAAAACAAACTTGTGCAGATCGCGATGGATGCGGGCGCGGATAATGTCACAATCAGCGCCCCGGCGACAGACGTCACACCGACGACGTACCAAATGGTTCGCGCCGGTACTATTACTATAAGCTAGGAAAAACATGAAACACGCAGAAGCATTAAAATTATTATTCCCCATCGATTTAGGCGGCGTCTTTGCCGATGATATCGACCTGGAAGGCAAACAACTCGATGACGCGCAGGCCAGCGCCGAACAGTTGTTGAAGGAAATGCTGCCGCATCAGGCTGATATGACTATCGCGGATTGGGAGCGTGTCTGCGGATTAACACCGGCAGCGGGCGACTTGTTGCAAGTAAGACAAAATCGCGTACTGGCCCGCCTCCGCACGCACGGCGGCTTGTCGCTGGCTTATTTTCAAGAGATTGCCCTGTCAATGGGCTACACGGTCACGATAGAAGAATTGCTACCCAACACAGACGGATTGGGCAATGAGGGAATCTTCCGCTGGCGCGTGACGACATCAGGCATCGGCCCTGTTTATTTCAGGGCGGGCAGATCCCGCGCCGGTAACCGGTTGGTGGAAGGCGATATAGTCAATTCGTTGGAGGGCATTTTTACTGATATTAAACCAGCACATACACAGGTAATTTTCGTGTATATATAGGAGGGATAATGAGTAAAACCATTTTTGTAAATGAAACTATAGTAACTCCGACATTTTTAAATGAGATTAATAAGCACCGGCACACCGGCATTGATGTGGACGGCGACGGCATTCTTGACTATGCGGTATCGACCGGCAGCGCCAACGCTTATGTGCTGACTTTGCCTACAGCGATAACCGCGCATGTTTCCGGCATGCCGATAAAATTCAAGGCCAACTTTACCAATACCGGCGCAGCTACCATCAACATCAGCAGCCTGGGCGCAAAAATAATTAAAAAATTAGGTTCGTTGGATCTGGAAGCAAACGACATTGTCAGCGGCCAGATCTACACCATATCTTATGACGGCACTTACTATCAGCTTGAGAATATCAGCTCGGCTGAGAGATATGCTGCGTCGACCGGCAGCGCCAATGCTTACGTGCTGACGCTTTCACCGGCCTTAGCAGCGCATATTACCGGCAAGGAAATCAGCTTCAAGGCCAATTTTACAAACACCGGCGCGGCCACGATCAACATCAGCGGCCTGGGCGCAAAGACAATTAAAAAGCTTGGTTCTTTGGATCTGGAAGCAAACGACATTGTCAGCGGCCAGATAGTCACTATCGCCTATGATGGCACGTATTATCAGGTTAAAAGCATTAGCTCCGTTGAACGATATGCGGCATCGACCGGCAGTGCCAACGCTTACGTGCTGACACTTTCACCGGCCTTAGCAGCGCATATTACCGGCAAGGAAATCAGCTTCAAGGCCAATTTTACAAACACCGGCGCGGCCACGATCAACATTAATGGCCTAGGTGTTGTGGCCCTTAAAAAACTCGGCTCTTTAGCCCTAGAGGCGAATGACATCATCAGCGGCCAGATCTACACCATATCTTATGACGGCACTTACTATCAGCTTTTAAATTTCAGCTCAGATAAACGCTACTCATCGGCGACCGGCAGCAGCAACGCTTATGTGCTGACACTTTCACCGGCCTTAACCGATCATGTCGCAGGAAGGGAAATCAGCTTCAAAGCCAACTTTGCCAATACCGGCGCTGCAACGATTAACATCAACGGACTGGGCGCTGTCGCACTTAAAAAGAATGGATCATCAGCCCTGGAAGCCAATGATATATTGAGCGGCCAGATCGTCACAATTGCCTACGATGGAACTAATTACCAGCTTACAAGCCCTGTCGTGGCTGTTTTTACCAGTTCTCTGGCTGAAAACGGATACCAAAAATTACCGAGCGGATTGATCTTACAATGGGGCAAATATGGATCAGTGATTAATAGTGAAACGACAATATCAATAAATTTACCAATAGCGTTCCCTACAGCATGTTTAAATGCTCAAGCTACAGGGATTGGAACAGCCAGTACAAAAGATCTTTTTCTCCAAGTGCATACAATCAGTACAACTGTCCTGGTATTCAGATCTCAATATGAATCTTATGGTGCTTGCAGTGTAGATGGTTTTTATTGGTTTGCGATAGGATATTAAAGGAAAGGTGGACAGTATTTTCGGGAGTGTCCAGCTCCCAAAACCATGCGATCAACGCGCACAACGGGATAACCCGCTACCATCCACCCAGGTAAAGAAGGTGTGTTTATAGCAGGGCGCGTCCCATTAATCAATGGAGGATCGCATGAATAGTTTTCTCGCGTACATGGGCGGAAAATCGCTTTTAACAAGGAAGATCATCACAAAGATTCCGGATCATAATTGCTATTGTGAAGTATTTGCTGGCGCGGCCTGGTTATTGTTCAGGAAGGAAGAATCACCAGTCGAAATAATCAACGATATTAACACCGATCTTGTTACATTATATAGAGTGGTCAAACTCCATTTGGAAGAGTTCATTCGCTATTTAAAATGGATACTCATGGCCAGGGATGAATTCGAGCGTTTCAAACTGGAAAATCCGGATACGCTGACGGATATTCAGAAAGCAGTGCGGTTTTATTATCTTTTGAAATCAGGCTTTGCAGCACGGCTGGAAAATCCATCCTTTAATATAGCAACAACGTCACGTCCACGACTTAATCTACTGCGGATTGAAGAGGAACTGTCAGCAGTGCATCTTCGTCTCTCCAGAGTATATGTTGAAAATCGGCCATTCGATGCCATTATCAGCCGTTTTGATAAGCCTGACACATTCTTCTATTGTGACCCTCCTTATTATGGCTTTGAAGATTACTACGGTAAAGGAATATTCAGCCGGGAAGACTTTGGCCGGTTGAAGGATCTACTGGCTGGAATAAAGGGTAAATTTATAATGTCAATTAACGATCTGCCAGACATCCGGAGTTTGTTTAAAGGGTTTAAAATCGAGGCAGTCGGGACGACATATACTGCCGGTGGCGCAAACAAGAAAAAAAGTGTAAAAGAGTTCCTGATCAGGAACTATTAG